AGAATTTGAAAAGAAAATGAATGAGCTTGAGTTGTTAGCACAACAAAGCGGCATGAAACCAAACGAATTAATGGATAGAAAGATTGCGCTTGTGTCTAATTTCACACCGGATGATGGTAAGACTGATTCTATGAAACTCATGGACTACAGAGCGCAACAAGCAGGTCTTGTACCGGGTACTGAACAATATCAAAACTTTTTCTTAAATCATGGTCAGGGTAACACAACTATTGATATTGATTTAGGTGCTGACGATGCGGCAAATGCTGAATATGATAAAAAGTTGCAAGCGGCTCTTGTAACACAAGATTTAGCAGATATTGAAGCTGTAAGAAAAGCTCATACAAATATTAAAAAACTAGATGAAGTATTAGGATTAGTGCAATCAGGTAAAGCAAATCTTGGTGCATTGCAAGGCGTTCAACAAAGAATGAATGAACTTGTTGCAAAATTTACTAATATGAAGGAAGCTACAGAAAAAGCTACTAATACACAATTACTAGAAGCGTTGCTTGGAAGTGATGTATTTGGCATGATTGCTATATTAGGAATTGGCGCACGTGGTATTGATACACCGGCAGAAAGAGATTTCTTAATTAAAGTAATGACAGGTCAATTAGAAATGACTCCTGAAGCTTTAAAACAAATGACATATTACAGACGAAAATATTCTAGACGTGTCATTGAAGAATACAACTCACGTTTAGATAGCGGATATTATGACGATTATAAAAGAAGCCGAAACTTAGAAAGAATCGAAGTTGCGCCATTACCGGAATATCAGCCACCACAAGTAAAAAATACAGTAAGCGCAGATAGAGGTAACGAACTTGTCAATAAATACAACTTGAGCGGAAGTCAATAATGCCAACTTATGCAGATTTAATTCTAGCGTTAAATAAAGCAGACCAAGCAGGTAACGTTTCTGATGCTAACGAAATAGCAGGTATTATCAGAGAACTGTATCCTAATGGTGACATTAAAGAAGCTGTAACACCTCAAGAAGTTATAGACCAAGCTTACATAGCAGAAGAAGGTAGTAACGTTGCTGTAACAGAGCCAATTATGCAAGAAACTGTTACTACTGACCAAATGGGTAACGCTTTAACTAATGATGGTGTAATTAGACAACCTTCTGCATCAGAAAACATAACGCAATCGACTAGACCGCAAGAAGAAGTGATAGCTACACTTGATGAGGCAGGACAGCAAGTTGTTGTACAAACACCTACAGGTATGGCTTACATAGACCAAGCTAATCGTATTGTTTCTAATGATGAAGCAGTAGTAGCGGCGGCTATGGCAATGTCACAAGGTCAAGAGACTGAACATCCAAGCAAAATCTACGCACAAATTGAAGCACAAAAAACATTCACAAACCAACCTGCTAATTATTTTGCAGGATTAACTGGCAATATTGTAGAGGGCGGTGTTGGTGTTGGTAGTTATAGAGATGAAACAATGGGTGCTGTGAATGATGGTATTAATTTTTTGTATCAACAAGCTACAGGTGGTCAATTCGCAAAACCCGGTTTGCCTGAAAATTTAGTTATGCCCGGTGAAGAAATTGCAGAAAAAGCAAAAAATATAGACGAAGATTTTGACCTTGCTTATCCTAAAAGTGCTATAGCGGCTAATCTTGGTGGTGGATTGTTAACTGGTTATTTAGCAGGCTCAACAAAAACCGCACAAAAATTATATAAATGGATACAAGGATTACCAAAATTATGGAAAGGAGTGGCACTTACTGGTACAGGTGCAGGTATCGGCGGTGCAGAAGGATTGTTATATGGTTACGGCGCAGGTGAAGATGGAAACCGTTTAGAAGAAGCAATAGACCAAGGTATGTTTGGAGCAGGTATTGGTGCAGTAGCAAACCCTGCTTTAATGGGTATAACTTATGGCTATAGCAGAATTGCTAATGGTTTAAAAGATACAAGCTCAGAAACAATTGCTTCATTATTTGCAATAAGCAAAGAAGCCGCAAATATTATTAAAGAAACTATTACAGCAGGCGGTGCATCACTAGAAGAAATGGTAAGCAACCTTAGACGAGGCGGTGTGAATAAAGATGGTGCTATGATTGCTGATGCTGACATTGCAACTCAAGTTATTACAGATGCTGTTGCGGCGGCAGGCGGTGAAAGTGCATCAACAATAAATCGTGCATTACAAGATAGAGTATCAAGTAACTTTCAAGGACTCACAACAAGTCTTGACCAAAATATTGCTGAATTACCATTCATGGAAGATTTTCCTACTATTAGGCAAGACCCATCAGAAATAGCTAAGCAAAATGCTAAAAAAACTAGACCTGCTAGAGAAAAAGCATATGACAAAGCTTATAAAACTCAAATAGATTATTTATCTCCTAAAGGTCAAAAAGTCCAAGAAGCGCTTGATGAAATAGATGAAGCTACGCTTACAAAAATATTAGGAAACATTAACTCTAGAATAAGAAAGAGTACAGGAGATACTACAGAGCTTGCATTTAAAAGAAATGTCGGAGAAGATGGAGCAGAGTATTTATCGTTAATTGATATGCCTACTATGAAACAGCTTGACTTTATTAAACGTGAGTTAAGTGAAATTGCTTTCAATTCTCCCGGTGTACCGGCGGCGAACAAAATGCTACCAGTATTAAGTCAAGAAGCAAAAGATGCATTGCATTTACGTTACACATTGTCAAATGCTTTGAAAGATGCAAACCCTGACTACAAAAAGGCTGTCAAATTAGGTCAAGACAAAATAACAAGTGAAAACGCGTTAGCAAGTGGATATGACATGCTAACTCCTGAAGTTACACCTAATATGGTAGCTAACATATTTAAAGATGCAGGCGAAAACGAAAAAATAGCTATGCGATTAGGAATACGAGCAAAGCTTGAAAGAGTAATAGGTGAAATGCGACCAACACCATCAAGAATGCCTGACAGTAAAGAATTAGATGAAACATTTAAGTTATTGTCATCTAGAGATAACAGAAAAATACTGGAAACAGTTTTAGGCGGTAAAGAATATAAAAAGTTAATAAAAGATTTAGATAAAGCAGAAGTAGCTATTAAACTTAGAATATCAGTAGCAGAAAACAGTAAAACAGCTATACGAGGCAATGTATTACGAAATATAGACCAAGCGACTGACGAAGCATCATCTATTAGACAAACTCTAGCTGAAGGTAGAGGTGTAGAAGCTACAAGAAAAATAATACAAAGAATTAATGAAACAGAAGCTGTATCTAGAAAACATAAACAATTAATACTTAAAGAATTAGCCGGAGCAATGACAGGCACACGTGGAAAAGCCGCCATTGCAAAGCTTAGACAGGTGTATGATGCAGTTAAAAAAGGTGAACAAACTATGGCAGATATAGAATATATATCTAACTTTATGTATACAGGCATTAATTTACAACTAATTACAGGTTCAGTCACTAAAGCTAGAGAAATAAGAGATTACTTATCAGAGGAGCAATAATGAATCAAGAAGCAATGACAGATGATGATGTACAAAGCATAGCTAAAGATGCTTTAGATTCTGCAATATCCTTTGTTGAAAGTGAAATAGCTGAAGACAGAATTAAGTCACAACGCTACTTTGAAGGTGAAACAGACATAGGACAAGAAGATGGGCGTTCTAAAATTGTAGCAACTAAAGTAAGAGACACTATAAGAGCTATTAAACCAAGCCTAATGCGTGTGTTTTTATCTTCTGAAAACCCTGTAGAGTACATACCAACAAGTCAAGAAGATGTTGTAGGCGCAGAACAAGCTACTAAATACGCACATTGGAAGTTTCAGCAATTAGGCGGTTACACACTACTAAATAACGCTATTCATGATGCGCTTGTTAAAAAAACCGGTGTTTTAAAAATATGGTGGGAAGAAAACACTTCTGCAACAATACATACATACACAAATGTTACAGAAGAAGAAATGGCGGCTATTGTTAATGAAGACGATGTAGAAGTCATAGAACACACAGAAGAAACAGAAATTGAAGTAGATGACATGGGCAATCAAATGCAATCTGCTATGCATTCACTTAAAGTTAGCCATAAAAAACGTAATGGCGAACTAAAAATGGAAGCTGTACCACCTGAAGAATTTATTGTAGATAGAAACGCAAAAAGCGTTGATGATGCATATATTGTAGCGCACAGAACAGAAATGAGAGTAAGTGACCTAGTAGAAATGGGTTATGACTTTGAAGAAGTATCTAATTTATCAGGATTATCTTCAGATGATACTTACACAGACTCAGAAGCATTTGAACGTAAAGGTTATGAGCAAGACGAAGAGCAGAACACACAAGACGTATCTATGAAAAAAGTAGCTGTTACTGAAGCTTACATGAAGATGGATAAAGAAGGTACTGGTGTAGCTATGATGTACAAAATACTTATGGCAGGTGGTGATAACACAGTTTTAGAGTGTGAACCATACGGTGATGTACCTTTTGCAGTTTTTGAAGTAGACCCTGAGCCTCACACATTTTTTGGTCGTAGTGTTGCAGACTTAGTAATGAATGACCAAGACTCTTCTACAGCTATGCTGAGAGGAATGATGGACAACGTAGCATTAACAAATTCACCAAGGCAAGGTTATGTTCAAGGACAAGTTAATGTTGACGATTTAATGAACAACGAGATAGGTGGATTAGTTAGAATGAAGTCACCACAAGCGCTTGTAGATATTGCAACTCCTTTTGTCGCAGGTCAGGTATTAACTGCGATGCAATACATGGACGATGCTGTTGAAGCTAAAACTGGTGTAAC